ATGCCAATAATATTTCAGAAAGTAATCATTTAGTTCAAAAATTAATGGAATGGTCATCAATTTACAAATGCCACATAATAAACGTTATACATCAAAACTTTGGTAGTTCAAAACTAGGTACAGGTCATCTAGGTAGTTTCTTAGAAAAGAAAGCAGAAACTGTTATACAATTAGAAGCCAATACGGTAAACAAAGACTGGGTAACTGTAAAGTGTGGAAGATCTAGAGGTTATTCTTTTGATACATTTAGTTTTGAAGTTAATGATTTTGGATTACCACAAATAGTAGAAAATTTATATGACCCATTGAAATAATGTCTGAAAAAGAAGTTATATTATTACTAGCTAAAAAGCATAAGACTTGGATTAATGTTGTTAATTCATTTGGCTGTAATAAAACAATAGCTGAAGACATTGTACAGGAAATGTATATAAAGATAATACCGAAGATAGAAGCAGGCTTAGATATTATTTATTACGATAATGATATAAACTATTATTACATTTATAAAGTTCTAAAAACATTATACATAGATTTAAAACGTAAGGGTAAAAATATTACAATGCTTAATATAGAAGATACCAATTATACTAAATTAGATTGTGATGTAGATTATGATGAAGCCTATGATAAAATCAAAGCAGAATTAAATAAAATGTTTTGGTATGATAGGAAAGTGTTTGAAATAATAAACGAGGGTGAAAGCATAGCAGATTTTTCTAGAAATTCATATATTGAATATTATACCCTTTACAATACATACAGAAAAGTAAAAGACAAATTGAAGAAATTAATATGATAATTAAATTAACAGATAAAGAATTAGATTGGTGCAAAGATTTAGCAATGAAGCGTTCAGGATCTATGAATCACGCAGATACAAAAAATAGTTCTAATTTCTTTAAAAGCAAGCCTGCTTGGTGGAGACATTACATTGGAGTTATTGGAGAATTTGCTTATTCTAAACATACTGGGGAAAAGGTAGATATTTTAACTATTGGTAAAGGTGATTCAGGAAGTGATTTTAAATATGGTGTAGATGTTAAATCTTCTAATTCTAAGAATAGACCACCTTTATTATTATTTGCAAATCAATTTAAAAGAAAGGTAGCAAAGCATTATGTACTTGCTTGGGTAAAAGAAAACTCTGTTGAATTGATAGGTCATATAAAAAGAAAAAAAGTAATAGAATTAAAAGAAATAAAAGATTTTGGCTTCGGAGAAACATACGTAATTGATAATAAACATTTAACAAAATTCAAATGAAACTAGGAGATCTAATTTATTACATAACTAAATATACAGGTATAAAATACCTAGTAGAAAAATATCATACTTATAAAGGAACAAAATGTAATTGTGATAAAAGACGTGAAAGTCTAAATAATATAAAGATTAAAAGATGGTAAAATTTGAAAAAGAAGATAGAGTTGATTGGAGAAAATTCAGAATGGGAAAAAAGCAGCACTTATCCACTAAAGAATTTGAATTGGTTTGCCAGCTACACGCAAAATACCACAACCACAAATACCATAAACCCTGTACTTGTAACCCAAAAAAAATAGTTCAATGGATAAAAGACTTGAATATCATTTGGAACAATGGGATTAAAAAAGATTAATAAGTGGGAAAAGGCAGTTGTGTTCCTGCTTAACCTAGATGGATGGGATTTAAAATGGTGTGGTGATGGTTTTACTAGATACGATGCAATAGGTAAAACCCCAAAGGGAAAAGACTGCGTTATTGAAATGAAATTTCGTAATAAGTATTACGAACAGAAAATGCTTGAAAAAGACAAGTATGATGCTTTAATGTCATTGGATAAAGATTTAATTAAATTATATTTTGTTAATGATCCTAAAGGCAACTTTTTATATTGGCTCAATAATCTACAGATGCCAATACCTGTAAAAAAATATTGCCCTGATACTACAATGTGGACAAAGAAAAGATTGCTTAAAGATGTTTATTTGCTAGAAGAAAACGATGCTAGTATAATAAATATCAATATTTCTGAAAAATAAGTTATTAAATTTTCTGTTTATAAGTATATTTATATTATATTTATACTTTATTAATTCTAAAAACAGAACAAATGGCAACAGAAACAAAACAATCAAATTTAGCAAAAGCATTTGCAAGAAAAAATTCATTGAATTTAAACTTAACAACAGATGAGTTTATAGCATTAAATGATATTTTGTGTGATCTAGCAAATCAAGAATTTGAAAAGGGTTTAAATAAGGGCTTAGAAATAGGTAATATGTTTAACAAATAAAAACAGAACAGATGTATAAATTAGCAAAGTATAAACAAAATTTAAGTATTCAAGGAAATAACGTTTGGAGTTATTCAACAATAGTAGCAAGAATTGACGGAAGTAAATTACACCAATTAGGTTACTGGTCGCAAACTACACAGAAGCATATCAACTATGTGGCTAAAGAATTAGATTTAACTTTAATAAAATGAAAGTAAATCAGGCATTATGGGATGAGGTTAGAAAAAAAATCGAATACCGAACGGAACAAGACCAAGCTATAACTGATATAACTATTAAGTTTAGAATAAAAGAAAACTCAGATTTAAGAAATTATTTACAAATAAATTTATCACAATATGACAAAGAATAAAACCACATATATACACGAAACAAATACATTGCATTGTCACGACGGAGAATTACATATACAATATGGAAAAGATAACTGGGTTGTTTTTAATGTAGAGCATTTATTTAAAGACTTAGGTTTTATAGTAGATCAAGTTGTAAAGGAAAATAAAAAGATGCAGGATATGCATTTAAGTTCAATTAAAGATTCATTAAAAGAATTATGAAGCAGAAAAAAACAACTATAAACATTGGTGATTTAGCAAGGTTTTGTATGAAGTCAATAGCAGAATTTCCTATGTTAGAAAGACAAATAAGGTATATTTACATAAATGCTTTAGAAGATATTGAAAATGGAGAAACAGAAGATAACACTTGTCAAAATGCAATAATGTATATTGAGGGAGCAATACAGGATATATTATGAAAACAGTAAACAGTTTGAGTGGTGGTAAAACATCGAGTTATATCGCTGCAAATTATCCTGCTGATTATAATGTATTTTCTTTAGTTAGAACAGATGACAAGAATTGTATGTTTCCTGATACTAAAATAAGGCAAGAAGTTTCAGATAGGTTAGGCACAGAATTTATTGGTACTTTGGAAGAAGATATGATTATTTATACAATGTTAGATTTAGAACAGTTTATAGGATCAAAGATTGATTGGGTGACTGGAAAGACTTTTGATGAAATTACAGTAAGAAATGGTAAAAGGTATTTACCAAATGTTACTCAAAGGTTTTGTACTACTGAAATGAAGTTGCAACCTATTTTTGATTGGTGGAGAAAAGAAATAAATCAAGTTGTTGAAATGAGGATAGGGTTTAGAGCTAATGAACAAAGGAGAGCCAAAACAATGTTAGAAAAAACAAATAAAAATGGTAATTTAGAATTTAAAGCAATAGTAGGAAAACGTAAAACCCAAAACAAATGGGCAGATATTGAATGGCAAAAACCTAAATTTCCTTTAATAGAAAATCCAACTTTTAAAGATTCTATTGAGAATTATTGGCAAGATAAAAATGTAAGATTTGCTTACTTAAATAATTGTGTTGGTTGTTTTCATAGGTCGCCAGTATTATTAAAACATATGAGTGATAAGCATCCGAATAAATTTCAATGGTTTGTAGATTCAGAGGAAAACGGATATGGTAAGCGAACTTTTAAAAATGGTATGAAATACAAAGACATAAGAAAAAGTCTAAAACAAACAGAACTATTTGATGATGATTTTAATGAATGTGATAGTGGTTATTGTGGATTATAAAAAAACAGAATTATGATATTATTAGTAGATGCAGACAGTTTAGTGTTTGCAAGTTGTTACATGAAGCGAGAACATCCTGAGGATGAAAAGTATTATACAGACATAGCTGATGCTAGAAATAAGTTTGATGAGCAGTATATGGCTATTGTAAACCACTTAGAAGAACTTTATAACATTGATAAGGTAATTACATTTAGTGGGTCTAGAGGTAACTTTAGAAAGCTAATAACTAAGAAATACAAAGCCAATAGAAAGAAGCAAGAATTACCACCTTTGCTTGGAGATATGCACGATTTTGTAAAACAACATTACGATAGTGTTGTAGGTTATGGAGTAGAAACTGATGATATGGTTGCAAGGTATTGGAAAAAGTTATCAGAAGAACTAGGAAGAAATGAAGTTATGATTGTATCAATAGATAAAGACTACAAGCAGTTTCCTTGTCTGATGTACAACTACCATTACAAACATCAAGAAATACTAGATATATCAGAAGATGAAGCTATGTATAATTTTTATGAGCAGATGATTGCAGGAGATACTGCAGACAATGTAAATTACTTTAAGGGAAAAGGTAAAAGGTTTGCAGAAAAGTATTATGCAGATTGTCAAACTAAATACCAATACACTAGAAAACTATACGAATTATTTAAACAAGAATACAAAGGTAAAGCAAGACAGAAATATACTGAATGCTATAACCTTTTAAAACTATTAACTGAATGAAAGCAACACAGGTACATTACGATAACGGAAAAGACTATGACATTATAGATGTATGTAACGATTACTCACTTAATTTCAACAGGGGTAATATTTTAAAGTATATTGTCAGAGCAGGAAAGAAAAAAGATGAATTAGGTGATCTATTAAAAGCAAAAGATTATTTAGAACGAGAAATAAAAATTTTAAGAAATGAATAAAGACTATTTAAAAATATCAGAACGTATTATTGAAATGACAGGAGTAGATATATTTCAAAATACTAGAAAACGAGAATATGTAGAACTAAGGGCATTGGCTTGTTATATCTTTAGAAAGAAAATGAATATGAGGTGGACAAGTATTGCTAACTTTTTTACTTCAATGGGAAAGAAAACAGACCACGCATCAGTTATACATTTAGTTAAGATGTACCCAATCTACAAGAAAAGCAATGAAGAACTTTCTGAATTAGAATCTTGTTTTCAATTTAAAAGTAAATTAAACTATGATGAAATAGACCAAGTTCATTTTTTACAGAATCAATACAGGAAAATAAAAAAAGAAAATCTTCAGCTTGAAGAAGAAATTAAAGAAATAAAATTAAATTCTAAAAATTATAGTGATGAACAACATAATCTATTAATGTTGTTTGATGGTTTATCTAAAGATAGAATAGATGAAATTATAGAAAGAATTAGTTTATTGAAAAAATCTTGGTCTTGGAAAAGTAAAGATAAGTGTCAGGTAATAGAAAGCAGTACATCAATGGAGGGTATGCATTGGTAATACA